AATACATTTCTTTACAACTCCTCTCGGCTCGACAACTAATACCGAAGTCATGCGTATCGACTCTACTGGCAACGTGGGCATCGGGACGACGAGTCCTGGGGGAAAACTGGAAGTAGTGGGTGGTCGATCATTTTTTAACGCTGCAAGCGAACCCTTTGGTGTGGGTGCCAGATACATCTCCACTGGTGGAACTGTTTATTTTGGGGCCACCAACGGCACAGCAACACCTGATGCGCAGATTTCTGCCGCTGGTGGTAGTGCGCTGATGACATTGCAGAATGGCGGCAACGTGCTGATCGGCTACTCCGCATCAAACGGTGCGTACAAGCTCCAGGTCAACAGTCAGATTTTTGCCACTAACGCCACCGTGGCAACATCTGATGGTCGCTACAAGCAGAACATTGCTCCCCTGCAATCTGGCCTGGATCTGATTGACAAGCTAAATCCAGTCACATTTGACTGGAAGCAACACGATGTACATGACTTTGAGCAGGGAACTCAGGTGGGATTTATCGCACAGCAAGTACAGCAAGTCCTGGCAGACACTGTGTACTCAGAGTGTGTGGTCAAGCGCAACGAGTTCAAGCGAGCAGACGGGTCGATTGAAGAATTTCTGGGCATGGCAGATGCCAAGCTGATTCCCATATTGGTCCGGGCAATTCAGGAACTCAAGACTGAGATTGACCTACTTAAATCCCAGATCTCTCACACGATATAAATATGCTAAGAGGATAAAAAAAACATGCCAGCAGAATATAAATGGAATTTCAACGGAATCAAAGTTAGAACATTAACAGAAAATTCCCTCAAAGACGCAGTAATCTCTTACGAATGGAGAAGAGGATTACAAGACGGTACATTTTATGTAGATACATATGGTTCTCTTTCTTTACAGAATCCAGATCCAGAGAATTTCACAAAATATGAAGATTTAACTAAAGAAGACTTCGTAACATGGACCGTCGATACTCTAACAGAAGAAACAGTTGACAGATATGACGCATCATTGGCCAATCAAATGAAGGATCTTAAGTCACCGACCGAAGTAATTAAAGGTGCTCCATGGGAATTAACTTTAGTTGCTACTCCTGTGGTTACTCCTGCTCCTGTAACTGGCGCAACTGGCGCAACAGGCACATCTACCGGTGCTACTGGTGCAACTGGTACATCTACTGGTGCAACTGGTGCAACTGGTACATCTTCTGGTGCGACTGGCGCAACAACAGGTTCTACTGGACCTGTTTAAAAAAAGAGTAGTAGTACGGGATGATGAATCTATATGAGTCAGTCTAGAAAGTTAGATGAAATTTTCGGTGGTGGTGGTAGTGTTATTCCAGAAGTGATGGAATTTATACCGTCAAAGGAAATTACAACCACCACTAATAAAGAAAATACTGAAGACGACGAAGACATAGAAAGAGTCAAAAAGATTCATTATGATCTAATTCAAAAATCAGAAAAGGTTCTTGATGAGTTAATGGAATTTGCCATTAGCTCTGAGTCGCCAAAAGCATACGAAGCAATAAGTGAATTAATAAAGACTTCTGGGATGATTGCAAAAAATCTTGCCGATATCGCTTTAAAGAATAAACAATCGAATAAAACTTCGGTTGATGCCTCGACCAATACACAAAACAATATTTTTATGGGTAGTACTGCCGAGTTACAAAAATTCTTAAAACGAAACAAGGAAGAAAATGCTTAGTTACAATAAATTCTTAATAGAATCAAAAAATATAGAAGATACCATAGACATACTTAAAAATGTTACTGCGAACTCTGAATGGGAATTTAAATTATTTATGGCAGGTGGTTACGTCAGAGATAAATTACTCGGTCGCGATCCAAAAGATATCGACTTTGTTGTAGAAGGTCCTCCTACTGCCGGGATCGATGCGGCGACTTTCATCGCAAAGAAATTAAATGTATTTAAACAAGATTCTAATCCTGTTATTTATCCTACATACGGAACAGCAAAATTAAATATTCCTGTAAATGGAGAAATTGTCGAAGTAGAATTCGTGGCACCTAGAGTAGAGAAATACGAAGTAGGTAGTAGAAAACCTTTGGTGTTTGCTGGGACATTAGAAGACGATGCCAAGCGTAGAGATTTTACAGTCAATTCATTGTTTCAGAATCTTACTACCAATGAAATCAAGGATCTTACTGGTCGAGGTATCTCGGATCTTAATAACAAAATTTTGAAAACTACTGGTGATGCCGACTGGATTTTCTCAGAAGATCCTTTGAGAATTCTTAGGGCCGTAAGATTCGCTTTAAAATATAATTTCACAATGCCAATTTCGGTTATCAAAGCAATTAAAAAGGCTTCTAAAGATTTGAATAACATTTCTAAAGAACGTATTAAGGATGAATTGAATAAAATCTTGGTTCTTTCTACTCCTTCCAAAGCTATTCGTCTATTCAAAATTACTGGTATCATGGATATTGTTTTGCCAGAACTTTCTAAGTTAGTTGACCTAAAACAAAATGCCTATCATAAAGACGACGCTTTCTATCATACCTTGGATGTATTAGACAAGACACCACCAGAATTGATTCGTCGTCTTTCGGCATTGTTTCATGACATCGGTAAGGCCGCAACCAGAACAGAAAAGAATGGAAAGGTCCAATTCATTGGACATGCAAATGTCGGATCACTTATTTCTAAGACAATCATGAAACGTCTGAAATATTCTAATGAAGATATCAATAAAGTAAGTAAGATTGTAGACACGCATATGGATCTTAAATCAGGCGGAAAAGAAGCCGAGACACTTTCGGACGGTACGCTTAGAAAGCTTATTTTTAAGATTGCCGATAACCTAGAACCATTACTCGATGTTGTTCATGCAGACAATATCTCGCATTCTGAAGCGGCTTCGATGCCCCAACAGATAAATAAGATTAGAGAGAAAATTTCTAAGATGGATATTAATTCTATTCTGAATACCAAAAGTATTCTTGACGGAAATGATATTATTCAACTTGGAGCCAAAGGAAAGTTAGTCGGTGAAATCAAAGATCGATTACTCAATATGGCTTTGAAGAATCCCGAATTTACAAAAGACCAAGCCGTAAATTTGGCCAAGAATTTGATAAGAGATAACGAGAAAAAATAATATGAAAACATTTAAAAACTTTATTTCCTTTGTATCCTCGAATTATTTATAAATATTAAGAAATCAACTAAGAAATAGTCAAAAAAATAAAGAATGTTTAATGATAAAGATTACGACAAGGATTACTATCTTAATCCAAGAATAAAACGAACCGACTTAGAAGAGACATACTCCGAGGAACAACTTCTGGAGTATGTCAAATGTTCTGAAGATCCTAAGTATTTTATCGAGAATTATGTCGAGATTAATACTCTTGACCATGGTTTCGTTAAATTTAAATTACGTGGTTATCAATCGGAATTAATAGATTGTTTTAATGATAATAGTAAATCAATAATTTTGAGTTCTAGACAATCGGGTAAGTGTATTGTTTTCAACACTTTACAGACAATTAAAAATAAAAAAACGGGCAGAATTGAAACAATTACTATAGGTGATTTTTTTAATAGAATAAAACTAAATGAAAATAATAACCCGATTCTTTTTAATAATCTAATACAATATCCACAATCATCTTCGACAAAAAACAAATTATCTGATAATGTAGAAAGAAAATTCATTGAGTCTTATGATATAGAAGATTATGAAGTATTGACTGATACTGGATTTCGGCCAATTACTCATCTACACAAAACAATAGAATATGAGACATGGGAACTAGTAACCGATAGTAGAAATCTTCAATGTGCCGATACTCATATTGTTTTCGATCAAGAATATAATGAAATCTTCGTAAAAGATCTTATTCCAGATAAATCCATGATACTTACAGATCGTGGTCCCGAAATTGTAAGAACTGTTAAAAATCTAGGCTTCCTAGAAAATATGTTCGATCTTACAATCGATTCAGAAGATCATAGATTCTATACGGATGGTATTCTTTCGCATAATTCTATTACTACAGCATCCTATATTCTTTGGTATGTTTTCTTTCATCCCGATAGCACCGTCTATATCCTTGCAAACAAAGCTGCTACGGCCAGAGAAATTCTGGCAAGAGTCAAAGCTGCCTATGAACGTACTCCTTTCTTCCTTCAACCAGGAGCTAGTGTATGGAATAAAGGTTCAATTGAGTTAGGTAATACTTCAAAAATTGTAGCGGCTGCTACGACTTCCGATTCTATAAGAGGCCAAACTGCAAATTTAGTCGCGCTTGATGAATTTGCATTCGTAGAAAACGCCGAAGATTTTTTCAAATCCACTTATCCGGTAATTTCTTCTGGTGAAACAAGTAAGATCATAATTACTTCCACGCCGAATGGTTTGAATTACTTTCATAAGTTATGGAAAGATGCACAAGAAAAGAGATCAGATTTCGTTTCTTATGAAATTTCTTGGGACAAAGTTCCTGGTCGTGACAAAGAATGGAAACGAAAACAGATTGCTTTGTTGGGCGAACATGGATTCAGACAAGAATACGGAAATGAATTTCTTGGTTCTTCTAATACACTTATTTCTGGCAATACTTTACAGTCACTAACATGGGAAACTCCTATATCAACTTCGGACGACGAAGTATGGAAAATATTAGAACAACCAAAAGAAAAACATAGATACATAGTAACTTTAGATCCTTCGCGTGGCCAAGAGATCGATTATACTTCAATGGTAGTAATTGATTATACTGAAATTCCATATAAGATTGTTGCCACCTATCATTCTAATGATATAAGACCACTACTTGTTCCTTCGATTATAGTAAATTTAGGAAAAAAATATAATGAAGCTTATTTACTAATAGAACGAAATTCTATTGGTCAGGCCATTGTAGAATCTTGTTGGTATGATCTAGAATACGAAAATATTTTTGGTGTCAGTACAAAAGATGCTGGTCAGAGACTTACTATTGGTTTCGGAAAATCTGTCAAACAAGGTATCGAAATGACAACACCAATTAAAAGAATTGGTTGTTCTAATTTAAAAACTCTTGTAGAAGAAAAAAAGTTAGTAGGATTTACGGATGATATATTCGGTGAATTGTGTACATTCATAAGTGCCAAAAATTCTTGGGGTGCTTCACAAGGCAAACATGACGACTTAGTTATGTGTCTGGTATTATTTTCTTGGGTCAGTACACAGAAATTCTTCAAAGAATTCTCAGAATTAGATATTGTTTCTTCTTTAGGTCATCTTATGGATGATATTTTCGATTCAGAAAATGCATTACCGGCACCAGTTTTTTCTAATTTTAATGAGACTAATAAATATAAACAAAGTAGAAATTCTGAAAATTCTTGGTTATTGTAAAATTATAAATACTTTTAGAAATATTTTCGAAATATCTTAAAAAAATAGAAATTTTCTATAAGGAGAAATTATATATGTTATTAACACAAGCCAGCCCCGGTGTTACATTTAGCGAAATTGATTTGACTACAGCGGTTCCGGGTATCTCTCCGGCGATTGGAGTTATTGCTGGTGCGTTTTCTTGGGGTCCAGGACTCGAAATTCGTACTACCAATTCTGAAGTCGATCTAGTAGATACTTTCTACAAACCGAATAACACAAATGCCACCACATTTTTTTCGGCGGCTAATTATTGTTCTTATGCCAGTCTTAAAGTCGTAAGAGCCACCAGCGTATCTGCTAGAAATAGTATTGCTAGTATTGGTGCTGTTCGTAGTATAACATTCACCGGCGGGACTGCTGGTATTTCTGGTGCAACAGGTTTACCTCTAGTATTTACTGGTGGAACCGGTTTTACTACTAGTGCGGCTGGAACTGCTACAATCGGGTCTACTGGGGGCATTTTTTCAGTTACTTCTGTTACAATAACAAATCCCGGAGTTGGATATGGTTCAGTTCCTGCCGTATCAATTGGTGCAACTGGTTTAATGTCAGTAGCTCCTACTTTTGTTGTATCGATTGCCAACACTACTAAAATTAATAACGAAGATGTTTATGATGCAAATTACTCCAGCGGTCCCAACGCCGGGATTGGTCTGTGGGTTTCAAAATATCCCGGTGTTTTAGGTGATTCTTTGAAAGTTTCTATGGCAGATTCTGCTTCATATGCTGCTTGGGTTACAGAATATAAAAATAAATTTAATGAGGCTCCAGGTGTCAGTGATTACACAGATGATCTTGATGGTGCTAATGACGAATTACACGTAGTAGTTATAGACGAAGATGGTTTATTTTCTGGAGTTCCTGGAACTATATTAGAAACATTCCCATTTCTTTCTAAAGCTTCTGACGCAAAAGCTGCGAATGGCGAAAATAATTACTACAAAACTGTAATTAATGCCAGATCTCGTTATATTAATTGGGCTAATCATCATACCACCGGAACTAACTGGGGAAACACTGCTGCTAATACTACCTTTACTCTTATTAGCACAGCATCAACAATTTCTCTTACTGGTGGGAGTGATGGAGATGTTCTAACTCCTGCCGAAATCATTAATGCTTATAGCTTATTTGGAAATAAAGAAACAGTAGATGCTGATTTTATTATTACTGCTGATCATCCGGTAACAGTAATACAGAATATCGTCGATAATATTGCTTCAGTACGAAAAGATGTTGTTGTATTCGTTTCTCCTCCTTATGCTTCAGTTGTCGATAATATCGGACAAGAAAAAACTGATATCGCCATTTTCCGAAATACAACTTTGAACAAAACTAGTTCTTATGTTGTAATGGATACTGGATGGAAATCACAGTTCGACAAATACAATAATGTGTTCAGATGGACGCCATTGAATGCCGATATTGCCGGTCTCTGTACACAAGTCGATCCTTGGTTTTCTCCTGCCGGATTTAATAAAGGTATTATCAAGAATGTAATCAAACTTGCTTATAACCCAACCAAAGCCGATAGAGACGAACTATATAAAATTGGAGTTAATTCGGTTGTTACTTTCCCCGGAAAGGGAACAATTCTATACGGGGATAAGACCAATCTTACCAAACCTTCTGCATTCGATAGAATCAATGTAAGAAGATTGTTCATTGCAATCGAAAAGGCAATTGTCAATGCCGCTCAATATTCTCTATTCGAAGTTAACGACGAATTTACTAGAGAAAGATTCGTTGGTTTAGTTACTCCTTATTTGAGAGATATTCAGGGTCAACGAGGTTTGTCTAAATTCTTAGTAGTTTGTGACGAAACTAATAACACCTCAAATATCATCAATAACAATTCATTCGTTGCTGACATCTATATCGTTCCAACTTATTCAATTAATACCATTCAATTGAATTTCGTCGGAGTTCCTAATGGCGTAGAATTCAACGAAATTGTTGGACAATTCTAAAATAAACCAAAAAGAAATGGAAGAGGAATTAATTTTTCTCTTCCATTTTTAGAATAATAAATACACAAGGAAGAGAAAACATATGCCATTTAATTTAAGTACATTCAAACAGCAATTCAAATTCGAAGGGGCAAGACCTACCTTATTCGAAGCCAATATCTTTGGCGGCGGTATTGGTCCTGATTTCAAATTTCATTGTAAGGCGGCTCAATTACCAGGAAAGACTATTGGTATGATTGAAGTTCCTTATTTCGGAAGAAAGATTAAAGTTCACGGTGATCAGACATTCGCCGAATTATCACTTACTATTTTGAACGAAGAAACTTTTAATGTAAGAAATGCCTTTGAGCGTTGGATGTCCACAATCAATTCTCACGTAAGCAATATTAAGACAGATCCAGATTATAAGGGTAAGTCTTTAAATATTAAACAATTTAATAAAGAGATGGATATCATCAAGAATTATAATTTTATTGGTGCTTTTCCTTCTGATATTTCACCTATTGACGTTTCCTGGGAATCTGTTGACACAATCGAAGAATTCACAGTAACTATGCAATACGATTGGTGGGAATCTGCTTCTATTCTTCCACTCTAAAAAGGTAAAAAATACTAATGGCGTTTCTAGATAATTTTTTCGGATTTTCATTTAAGAAAAAGGAAGGACAGGGGGAGAAACTAACTTCCCCTGTTCCTTCTATTGATATAGAAGACGTTTCTGTTGTAAGTAATTCTGGTTTCAACAGTACTTACTATAATCTCGATTTCAATTCTAATAATAAGAAAACCCTAATAGAAAAATATCGATCACTTTCACTCCAATCAGAAATTGAAAGTGCCATCGACGAAATTGTCAATGAGGCAATTGTTACTGGTGATTTAGAACAACCGGTAACAATTTCATTCAAAGATATTCCTTATTCGGAAGACATAAAAGAAATTATTCAGGAAGAATTCAAAAAAATTCTTAGTTTACTTGATTTTAACGAGAATGGCTACGAAATATTCAAACGTTGGTATGTAGATGGTCGTCTATATTTTCAAATTTTAATTGATCCAAACAATATAAATGAAGGTATTAGTGAATTGAGATTTATTGATCCGCGCAAAATAGAAAAAGTAAAAGAAATTAAAGAAGAAACTACTCAATTCGGCATTCGCGTCGAGAAGATTGTAGATGAATTTTATACTTACGAAAGTGCTGGACTTGGATCAAATACCGTAACTAAATTGCCTTTAGATAGTATTGTTACTACTAATTCTGGTATAGTCGATTATACTAATGGTTCTGTAATTATTTCTTATTTACATAAATCAATTAAACCATTTAATCAATTAAGAATGATGGAAGATGCTTTGGTCATTTATCGAATGGCTAGAGCACCAGAGAGAAGAATCTTCAAAATTGAAATTCCCCCGGAGTTACATAAAGGAAAGGGCGAGCAATATCTAGAATCACTGATGAACAAATATAAGAGTAAGATTGTTTATGATTCTGAAACCGGTAATCTTTCGGATGATACTAGATCTCTTTCAATGTTAGAAGATTTCTGGATTCCTGTGCGAGACGGAAAAGGAACTGATATTTCTACCTTATCTGGTGGTCAGAATTTAGGTGAAATAGGTGACGTAGATTTATTCACTAAGAAGCTACAACGTTCTCTTAATGTTCCTTTATCGAGATTAAATTCTGATTCTTCATTTAACGCCGGAAGAACAACTGAAATTGAGCGAGAAGAAATTAAGTTTTCTTATTTCATCAAAAGACTAAGAACTAGATTCTCTGTTATTTTTTATGATATTCTTAAGAAACAATTAATGTTGAAGAATGTTATTACTGCCGAAGATTGGGAAGATAATATCAAATCTAATATCTTCTTTGATTACAGAAAGGATTCTCATTTCGCCGAATATAATGAATCAGAAATTACTTCAAGAAGAATTGAATCTGCATCACAAGCTATTTCACTCGGCGAAGAATATTATACACCTAACTTTATCAAAAAACATTTTTTGAAATTAACTGACGAAGAAATTAAAGAAATGGATTATGAAAGAGTAGAAAATAAAAAAGGTGGCGAAGGTTTAGCTGTTGATAATATAAGTTCTACTAGTTCATTCTCTTCACCACCAGAAGAATATTCTTCTACTAGTACAGGCGTTTCTTCTTTTGATGATATGGAACCAACACCTACGAATGATGATCAAGAGTTATCAACTGATACTACAATTTCCTCCGATCTACCAGTAATATAAATATAACTATATATGAATAAACTAGAAATTAGAAAAATCAACGAAATTATAAAATTATCTAAGAAGAATGACCCTTCTTCTATTCAACCTATTTTCAATTCTCTCTTGGCATCAAAGATTAGAACTATCTTAGATGCGAAGAAAGACGAATTGATGCAGAACTACTAAGGAGAATAACTATGGCTGCTGTTGTTACAATTTTAAGAGAAACAGATAGAGATGTAGTTATTCAAATTACTGTCGCCGAAATTCTTACTAATGCGGTTGCTTTGTCTACGGCTTCGTTGAATAATGTTATTAGTAGTCCAATTCTTTCACTTTATAAAATTTATTTTACAACTGGTACGAATAAAGCTTCTCTTTTATTCCACGGTTCTTCTACTAATAAATTAATCGGTAATTATTCCGGAACTGGTAAATTAGATTATTACGAAGATTTTAAAACTAAAATTATCAATAATGCCAGTGGTACAAATGGTTCTATTTTAATTACTACAACCACGGCAGAACCTACCACCTTGGTATTTTCTTTAGAAAAGACTTCTGGATTTACAAAAACTAATTACTATAATTAATGAATATGAATACTTTATCGCCGAATAATAAAATTGAAGAAAAAACCACCAAGATAGGTGGAGGAATTTTACGTGGCGATAGAGTAAGAAAAGGAAAAATTCAACGTAAGAAGTTAAGATCTGGTAAAAAAGGTTATAAATTATCCGGCAAGAAACTAGTAAAAATCACACCTTCAGAAAAAAGAAATAGAATGCTTTCGGCAAGAAAGGGTGTCAGAAAAAGAAAGGCGAAACTTTCTGCAATGCTAAGAAAAAGAAAGATTTCAATCAGACGTGGACAACGTTCAGGAATATACTAAAATGAAGTTACTAAGAGAAATAAACGAAGATTTGAAAATCATTTCAGAATGTTCTACTGACACTAATACACCGAAGAAGTATTTTATCGAAGGTATTTTTATTCAATGCGAGAAACCTAACAGAAATAACCGTAAGTATTCGTTAGAATCTATGAAAGAAGAGGTGGGAAGATATACTAATGAATATGTCAACAAAAACAGAGCATTTGGAGAATTGGGCCACCCAGAATCAGCTTCGATTAATATGCCTTTGGTTTCACACGTCATTACTTCTCTTAAGTTGGAAGGTAATGATTTCTTAGGTAAGGCAAAAATATTAGATACTCCAAATGGACGAATTGTAAAAGCCTTTATTGATGAAGGATGTACTCTTGGAGTATCTACTAGAGGTTTGGGGTCACTTGTTCAAGAGGGTGATTACTCTGTTGTTCAATCTGATTATAAGATCATGACTGCTGCCGATATTGTTGCAGATCCTTCGGCACAAGAAGCATTCGTAGAAGCTTTGATTGAAAGTAAAGATTGGGTTTGGGACAGCGGTCGTCTACGTGAAGTAGATATAGATCGATTCAAGAAGGTGATTAAATCTACACCTTCTAACAGATTAGAAGAAGAAAAGTTGAAAGTATTTCAACAATTCCTTTCGAAATTATAAAATTTATAAATAATAATATACACAGGAGAACGTTAAAAAAATGAGCACAATCGATCAATTATTCGATGGCGTCGAACTCAGCGACGAATTTAAAGGGAAGATGAAAGATATCTTCAAAGCTACTGTTAAACAAAAGTTGGAAGAATGTAATATGCCTTCTCCTGTTTCTGAAGACGAAGAAGAACTTACAGAAGAAGACGAAGAAATGGTTGTTGTCCAAGAAGCCGAAGGCGATAATCCTGAGGATTTATCTGTTGATACAAAGCCAAAGAAAATGACCGCAGACGATATAAAAGCTATGATAGATGGCTTAACTACGGACATTGACTTCAGAAAAGTTCTTATCGCATTGAAACTTAACCCAATGGCATTTCAAAGATCTATAGGCGGTGCCGTCGATGACGTAGAAGGTAATAGACTTGCCAATTTATCTTTCATGGCTATTATTGATATTCTTTTGGCTATTGCCGATGACTCAACCACTGCCACTAGACTTGCACAATTCTTGAAGAATGATAAATCAGATAAATCAGATAAACCAGTGGACGAAGATATGTCTGTTATGGACGACGAAGAAGACGAAGAAAATGATATCGACCTTATGGGTATGGATGAGGAACTTGTTGAATCAGTCAATCAATATCTTACTTATGTTGCCGAATCTTGGGTCGAAGAAAATCGTTTAGCCGTCGAACAAGGTTTAAAGACTGAGATTGCCGAATCATTCATGTCTGGTCTCAAAAATCTTTTCACAGAACATAACATCAATGTACCGGAAGAAACTTCTATTGTTTCCGAATTGCAAGCCAAAGTAAAGAATTTAGAAGAATCTGTAAAGAAAACAGATTTAGTTCAAAATAAAAAATTAAATGAAGAAATTCAAAAGACTCTTAGATTCAAGAAAAAATTGAATGAACAGATTTCTCAGAATGTCTTCAACACTGTCTCAGCTTCTCTCACCTTAACTCAGAAAGAGAAGTTCAAAAAGTTAGTAGAAAATGTAGAATTTACTGACGAGCAATCATACACCGAAAAACTCAATCAAATTAGTGATAATCTTTATAACGATAAGTCAAAAAAGAAAGTAACTCTTTCTGAAGAAACTTTCCGCGACGAATCGAATAAAGAAACTACAATAAATAATCCAATTATGGAAATTTATTCAAAAGCAATCACTAATCACTCGAAATTTTAATTTTTATAAATAAATATATAAACATTCTTTAAGGAGAAAATATGTCAACACAATTACAAACAAAATGGAAGGCCATTCTAGAGCACGCTGATCTTGCTCCGATCAAGGATTCCTACAGAAAGCAAGTCACTGCAATTCTTCTTGAAAATCAAGAAAATTCTTTACGCGAACAAAGACAGATTCATTTGAACGAAACTGCTCCCACCAACGTCGCAGGAAACGTAGATCGTTTCGATCCGATCTTGATTAACTTACTAAGACGTACTCAGCCTAATTTGATGGCCTATGACATCTGCGGCGTTCAGCCAATGAAGTCCCCGGTTGGTCAAGTTTTCGCCATGAAGTCACGTTATGGTACTTCACGAGTTGTTAATACTTCTTCGACTGAAGCTCTCTTCAACGAAGCCGATACTGCTTACTCTGGTGCGACTGGTCCTGGTCCTTTTGGTCCGCATACCGCCAACGTTATTGCCTCTGATAATAGCATTGGTCTTTCCGGAACTGGTATGTCTTTGGCAGTTGGTGAAGCTGTCAATCCTCAAGAAATGGGTTTCACCTTGGAACGTATTTCGGTAACTGCCGTAACTCGCGCTCTCAAAGCTGAGTACTCAGAAGAAATGGCTCATGACTTGAAGAATATGCATGATCTTGATGCAGATTCTATTCTTTCTAATATTCTTTCGACTGAAATTCTTGCTGAACAGAATCGTGAAGTTATGCGTACCATCTATCGCATTGCCAAAGCTGGAGCAGCAACAGGTACTACAACTGCTGGCGTTTTTGACTTAGATACCGACAGTGACGGACGCTGGTCAGTCGAACGCTTCAAGGGTCTAATCTTCCAGGTTGCCAGAGAAGCTTCGAAGGTTGCTAGAGAAACAAGAATGGGTAAGGGTAATATTATTATCTGTTCTGCTGACGTAGCTTCTGCTTTCGAAATGGCTGGTAAGTTGGATTATTCTCCTGCTATGTCTACCGACTTAAATGTTGATGACACAGGCAACACATATGCCGGTATGCTTAACAACAAGTATAAAGTTTATGTCGATCCTTACTTCTCTGCACATGCTTCTGCTTCTTACACCGACATCATGGTTGTAGGTTACAAAGGAAAGAATCCGTTCGATGCTGGTTTATTCTTCTGTCCTTACGTTCCTCTAACCAAGTCTGTAGCTATCGACCCGGAAACATTCCAGCCGAAAATTGGGTTTAAGACCCGTTATGGAATTGTTGCCAATCCGCTCGGTGGTGACGGTCTTGGTCTTGCTAATAACACAAATGCCTACTACCGTAGAGTATTAGTTAACAACATTCTCTAGTATCAAGAGAAAAACAAAAACTAAAGGGAACCTTAATTGGTTCCCTTTTTTGTTTGTATTATATAATTTATAGATAAAAATCAATTATTTTATCGGCTAATTTATATTGTATGGCTTCTTCGGCAGACAACCAAACGTCATGAGCCGGAAGTAAAACTTCTTTGATTTTCTTTTCAGGCAAACCAGTACAATGTTTATAGTGATTCAACATTCTCTTCTGTGTAAGTTCAAATTCTCTATTCTTGGCAAATAACTCATGTTCTTTACCAGAACTACCCCAAGAAAACTGATGTGAAAGAATTGAAGTATTCTCGGTGATAAATCTTCTTCCTTTTGTTCCGGCAATAAAAATACATAGTGCCGCCGAAGCAATACTACCTAGACCGAAGGTAGAGATAGGAATCTTAGAACCTTTCATAATATCAATCAAAGCATTTGCCGAAGTTAAATCTCCACCAGACGAATTAATAATCAATCTAATTTCGGTTTGTTTATAAAAATCCGAGAAGTTAACATTTCTCTCGATAATATATTTCATACAATCGGCCATCATCTCTTCTTCAATATCACCAGAAATCATAAAATAACCAGCATCTTCAAATGACAAATATGTTCTTGGACCGGATTTTTCTATTTCTGACATTTGTATTTAATCCTTGTATTTTTAGTAATAAAGACTTTTATTCAGTTGTCGGTTTCGGTTGAGGAATTGCCGACCAACGAAAGTATTTATCATTTCCATACAAAGATTCGATTTTTCTGGTGGCCTCGAATGGTGTAGAAGCATATACTATTTCTTCTGTAAGAAAAGATCTTTCTTTACCGTAATAAAATTTACATTTATAGTTCATTTTAGTTTTCAATTATAGAGTATTCCAGGTTCCATCAAAGTTAGTGTAAAAAACATTCTTAATACCGAAATCGGCTATGGCTCGCTGACATCCGATGCATGGTTTAGTCATACCAAAAATCATCTTATTCGAAGTATTATTCATATGTTTTACGCGACAAATAATTAAAGTGCTTTTTGATATCTGATTCAAATCCAGATGTCTCAAAGAATTCTTTAAAGCAGAAGTCTCGGCATGAAGAAAAATAGCATCTTTATTGGCTGCATACTTTACTTGAAATGGAGAAGTTTTAGAAGAATTCACCCCGACTGAAATAATTCTATTCTTATAGATAATCCCAGCAGCAATTTTGGCTCCGGCTATTCTAGGAGTAGCAATTGCAATTTCCGTTAATACACGAACAATTCTGGAATACCTATCAATGTCCATATAGATAGTATATCAAAAAACTTCTTCATTGTCAACCTCCCCAGAAAAGAAAAATACCACTTGCTTTCTTCCGCTGAACTTGGTACAATGAGTATGTAATGCGAAAACAGTAGTATAAAAGTATTATATAAAGGATATAAAATGATTTAGTTTAAGACAGACAAAGAGAAAAAAGTTCTCGGGATCTCTTGACAACCTCTGAATCGATCTGCTAAGATTAATGTATGAACAATTCATTTAACGAACAAAAATTTTACCGTACATTGACTCTGATGATGTGGTTATGTGGTTGTGTTATTTTTGTAATAGCAGTTTTTGGATTTTTTTTCTAACATTTATGAATCCAAACAGATGAATATTGAACAGAAACGAATCCAAAGCGATATCGTTTGTGGTCGAAAAATAAAATAATAGTTGACAACCAAGAAAATACCTGTTAAGATTGAAAATATATGATTCTAAACGCCACACAAGAAAACAAAGCAACACTCTCAGGAGTCAGTGCAGTTTCTTCTTTCTCCATTAAAGCTTCCGCCAAAGCTTTTGATATTCTTTCGAGCGGTCTATATGCAAACAAGATTCGTGCAATCGTCCGAGAGTTGTCTTGTAATGCATACGACTCGCACGTTGCAGCCGGGAAAGGTTCTGTCCCATTCGAAGTACATCTACCGAATCAATACGAAACTTATTTCTCGGTAAAAGATTTCGGAGTAGGTCTTTCTCATGAAGATGTAGTGAATATCTACACAAAGTATTTCGAATCGACTAAGACAGACAGTAATGATTATGTCGGTGCGCTTGGACTAGGATCAAAGTCTCCATTCTCTTACACCGATAATTTTTCTATCATTGCTGTTAAGGATGGTATCTGCGGAATCTATTCGGCATTCGTCAATGACGAAGGTGTTCCTAGTGTCGCTCTTTTGAGTACTTCTCGGACCACCGAGCCAAATGGTGTAGAAGTAAAATTAACTGTTGTCAATCGCGACGACATGTATAAGTTCCAGAACGAAGCAGTAGAGATTTTTACTTGGTTCAAATATCAACCAACTGTTAAAGGTTGGTCTGGTTTTACGGTTCGATTAGAAGAAAAGAAAGCTCTATACAAACCGAAGTACATTGACGAAAAGTTAATTTCAAATATTAGAATTTCGGATTGTGCTCAATCGAATCAAAGCAAGCCGATGGCTATCATGGGTAACATTGCTTATCCTATTGATATGCCCAACATTGAAAAGAATCTTGGATCGCTTGGTCGTTTTTTAACTTTGAATGATGGTTATTATGGTTACAACAAACAAATTCTTTTAATCGATTTTGCGATTGGTGAGATTGAGTTCCAAGCCAGCCGTGAAGGTCTTTCTTATACCAAAGCTACTATCGAAGGTATCAAAAATAAGTTACAGGTCCTGGAAGATAATCTTTACACTTCATTCGAATTGATGGTTTCTCAACAAGATCAAACTTCCTGGGAATTTCCGAAGTGGATCAAGAGTATGGCTGATAGCCACCTTTGGAAAGAAGTCGTTATTGTTTGGTTACAGGTACAGAAGAATCCTAATATCTGGTGTACACATAGGAACGGGAATCTACATTTTAATCAATTTAATTTAAATCCTGTATTACTAGCCGAAGCCAATCTGGTTCAGGTTCATTTGAACAAAAATACTGATAATGAAGTTTCCCCTCTTAATAATAATGTTATTGTTTTGAATGACACCAAGTATGGTTCAAAGACAAAATTTAATCGGTATCTGAAAAGTACTAAACGGGTAGCTGCAAGATATTATCTTTTGGATAAGTTAGATAAAAACAAACCAATTCTTTTTGATAAATTAGTTTGTTTACTGAATCAACCACCGACTGAAATGTTTGTCAATCTTTCTAGCTTATCGATTCCGAAAACTGAACGAACAGCCTTTTATTATGTAAAAAAGCCACCGACATTTATTCGCTTGAAAGAATTGGTTTCTGGTTCTGCTCGTCGGCGTCAATCTTTTTGGGATGATAGCAAGCCAGTAACTAAAGAAGAATTCAATAAGATGAATTCGGAGACTCAATATTACATTCCTTTGAATGATGCGAAAGCACCTGTAAGTAAAGTGTTCGATGCTTATCTATTCACCAATTCTTTTTTGACTAAAATTTTCGATACACTTAATTTCTTGACAAAGGTTAAGTTTTATGGTATCCTTAAATCAGACCTAACGAAGATTGGAGCCTTTAAGAACTGGGTTAATGTCGAAGATTATATTACCGAGCATTTACGAGTCTTCAAGGACAAATATCAAGTATGTTACGTTGCATCTAATCGTAGCGAGACTACATTACCGTTACGAAAGTTCCTAAGCAATACTAAGGTTACTGAATATTTTCCGACTTTTGTAAATAATGAAGGTGTTTTCTGGAAGTTCGTAAAGGATTTTGGATATAATAAAGATATCACAACACTAAGTACACATTTCTTCGGGGATATTGCTTCTAAATATATTCCTGGTTATATGGATTCTTTCAAGAAATTTTCTGAAAAAGATGAAAGCGGTCTGACCGAGATTTTAAAAACTTATCCTATGTTGTTTCTAATCCATCAATATAGTAACTACTTCTCCTATTCCGAGATTCTTAATATTTTTCAATATATCGATCTCATCGACAAAACTAACAAAACCACTGGAGTTAAATAATATGTATCCTTTTCTAAAGCAAGGTTCGAATTTGAATATGGTCATTGATAATAAGTCGTATGTCATCAATGATCAACACTTAAACTATAACGAAATCCTAGAAGCTATTAAGAATGACGATTCGGAACGAGTCAAGTCATTGGTCGATGTCAAGGAATCTTTGAATGTCTTTTCTGAAGGTAATGTTACCATCGAAGATGAGTCTATTCTTTGGAAGGGAGTGCCGCTTCAGAATTTCCTCTGTGACAAGATGCTTGATATGTTCCGCGAAGGTTTCTCTATCACGCCGCTTGTTTTATTTCTTGAGAACCTGATGCTCAATCCTTCGAATCGTTCTGTTACGGAACTTTATCGATTCCTAGAACGTTCTAATATGCCTATCACCCCTGACGGTCATTTCCTTGCATTCAAGAAGGTACGAGATGATTATAAGGATGTTCATTCTGGTACATTCGATAACTCTGTCGGACAAGTTGTTTCGATGGAACGTAACCAAGTAGACGACGACAAGGATCGTACTTGTTCTAACGGTCTACATTTTTGTTCAGAAGATTATCTTGCCAATTTTAGTGGTGATCGCATCATGATCCTTAAAATTAATCCTCGTGATGTTGTCAGTATCCCTTCGGATTATGGAGACACAAAGGGTCGCTGCTGCCTCTATGAAGTAATCGGTGAGTTGGAGAATACCGAGAAGACTACTATCTCTACTACCTTTACTAAGTCTGTTCAAGAGAATGGAAATAACATTTTCGGAGTGGACGAAAACGAAGCAGAAGATGATTACGATAGCTATGAAAAGGAAATGGAGGAAAGCGAAGACTACTATTGTGATTGTGATGCTTGTCGAATAGCTATGATGAATGCTTTTAATTAATAATATGGGGGGAGAAAAAATCTCTCCCCCCATATAAATACTCTTTTATGAAACTCAAACAATACCTCGATAAAAATTATCCCGATCCATATATATCCGATAATGTGTTGATTTATTTATTCGAATCAATTGAAGGTGGTGGTTTGTATACCTCAATAATTCTAAAAACGACTGGATTATTTAAGTATAATAATAAAGCAGAAGTTACAATACAGTGTCGCAATCAAACATATTTCATTTATTTAAATGATACTGATGAAGATTTAATTATAGAAAAAACTTTCTCTGTTAAAGTACCTAAAATTATAAAAATGATGTTAGAGATAAATAATTTATGAGTATTCTCCTCGTAGGAGAAAATTTTTTAAATGATTGTTATTATTAAAGCAACTGAACCAATTTTACATCGAATGAAAGAAGATATAAAATTCTGATGTATCAAGATTTCGAAACGTTAATTAAAAAGAATTGAAAAATTTATATCAAGCCAAATATAATGAATTTTTCAATCCAAATGGAGTAAATGAATGCTATTTCAAAAAATTCTAGAATCGTCCTTTTCTTCTAAGTTTTCGACTGTGTCTTATTCACAAAAAGTATATGCAGCATTATGCAATAATTGTGTAGAAGATCTTGATGAAGATACCGAGTATACTCTTAGCTGGAGGGAAGCGGCTGGACTAGTAGCCGATATTCGTAATAATTTATTCGATCTAGAAGAACAGTATATTGATTGGTATTGTTCTGGTTCTGGGATAATGGATGAAGAGGAATTCTGTGCAGAAGGTTTTATAGACCAAGAAATTCTGGAAGACTTTCAATCGATTGGTGTTTATTTAGGTGGTTGACAATAAAGAAGTTTTTTGCTATACTTATCTACATGGACGTTGAACAAGAGATATTAGGAAATATATAAATACTTTATATGATAACAGACAATTTCAAAAATTCTTATTTAAGTATCCTTGATGCCGAGGAAAATTCATTTAAAAACAAAGTCAAAGTAATGATGACAAATATCCTTAATGAAGAAGCTGGTTTAATAGAAGCTGAAGTTCCACGAAAGAATTACCTAAAAGAGTTAGAAAAATACCTCGAAACAGAATTTTTTTCTGATGACCGAGAAATTTCTGTTGAAATTTATAATATGTTAGAGAGAGAACCGGGTGATTATATTAATAAGGCACTCGGAGAAGCCGAAAAAGCCTATTATGATACTGCTGGTAATTCTGAATATTCATTCTATGAATTTTTATTCCAAGAATCTTTTGGTGTAGTCGATAAGTTTCTTGACACCCAGCCAAAAATGTTCGTGAATTTCATGGAACGATTGTTTTATGCAATTAGAAACACTCGTTATTAAAAAAGATTTGTTATCACAAAGAGTTATAATATAGTAGAGCTTCCACCCTCAAAAGTGGGAGCTTTTTGTTTTGTATAAATACCTTAGGAGAATTATTTCTTAGAAAATGAAGATCACCTTAAGCAAAATTCCATTTACCAAAGATTCAAGATCCTATGCTTCCTATGCTATGAATGTATTCAAAGCTTTGCGTACAAACTTATCTAATACTACCAATACCAAACAGTTTATAAATGAAATAAATGAGATTAATGACATGAAGTTGGGTGATGAATTAGAAGTAATTGTAGAAATTTCTGTTCAGAAGAAAAAGAAGAGATAAAAAACATGTTATCATTTAAAATATTTAAAGATCTTCTAGACGAAGATTATAAAACAACAGCCATAAAATTCGTTGCTTCTGGTATTGATAAGGCTCAAGTTGATGATTATATTAAGAAGTTCAAGGAACTTTCTGACAAACAAAAGCTAGCTGGTGAAGAAAAGAATATTGATAACTGGGCTAAGAAGACGTTCTCTGAAT